ACCGTTCCTCCCGTGTACCCGGGTAGGAAGACAAAGAGATATATTAACGAAGGTCTGACATATGTAAAGAATCAGAATAAATGGAAAGCAGCACAACGATATGCAAAAGATCGTGGTTATAGTTTTCAGATATGGACAGAACATACTCTTGAAAAGATGGGCATCATGCCAAAGTCTAGTAAACCACTTAAACCTTATACACGCAAAAAACGCGTATAAATAGATGCATGGCAAGAAGTAATTTATTTTCAGATTTAGAGATTGCAGCATTCCGTGCAGGTATAACACCACGGACTAAAGAATCAATTGCATGGTTTCGTCAGAAGGCTGCGCAATTAGGTACGGTTACTGGCGGTTCTATCTTTAGAGATGAACAAGTAAAGATGCGAGCTTCTCTGAGAAATCCAGTGGGTAACATGTATATGTTCTATTATAATGCAAAATATAGAAATACATTGCCATACTTTGATGCGTTTCCACTTGTTGTAATAACATCGCTTGCCGAAGGTGGTTTCTATGGTTTAAACTTACATTATCTACCACCTGTTATGAGAGCTAAAGCACTCAATGGATTATTGGGTAGTGACGGTTTACCAGCAAAATATTATAAACCTACTATACATAGATACTTAACATCACAAGTGCGTAGTAAGTTTGCATTAATTGATAAACCAGAATGGGAAATAGCCACGTTTTTACCAGCAGCACAATGGAGAGGCGCAGGTGTTGGTAAAGTATATCAAGATTCAAGGAGCAAAGTAAGAAATGGCTAGTATAAATGAAATTAAAGCATTAGCATCACGTAAGGGTGGTTTTGCACAGTCAAGTCAGTTTTTAGTTAAACTTCCTGATGTTGGTTTCTATAATACAAGAGATTTAAATATACTTTGTAAATCTGTTATCCTACCGGGTAGACAGATATTAACAAGTGATAGAACAATAGGTGTAAAGCAAACTAAAGTTGCATATGGATTTGCAGCAGGTCCTGTAAGTATGACATTTCACGTCTTAAATGATTATGGCTTGAAAGAATATTTTGAACTATGGCAAAATAGAGTAATTAATAATGGTAATTTTGCACCAGCATATAAAAATACATATGCTAAAAATATACAAATTCTACAATTAAAGAAAGGCGTAGGATTTGATACAGATTTACAACTAGGGCCTTTTAGACTTGACATAGATTTATTCAAAAGTGCTAATGTTGTATATGAATGTACACTTTTAAATGCATTCCCGACTTCAATGGTTGATATAGCTTTATCGAATGAGGGAGGATTAGTTGAATTAACAATTGAATTTGAATACGATAATTGGAAGAGTGCTAGGTTCTATAACGATGCTAGTACAAGAAACTTAAGACTATTAGGAACACTAATAAATACAGTTAATAATATTGTAAATTAATGAGGTTATATTATGGCACTGCCAAAACTGAATGATACGCCTAAGTATAGCGTAGATATACCATCAATGAAGAAAACGGTTAAGTTCAGACCGTTCTTAGTGAAAGAAGAAAAAGTTTTATTATTGGCAATGGAATCTGATGAAGAAGATCAGGTACTCGGAGCAATAATGGATACTATTGAATCATGTATTATGGACGATATCAATATCACTCAACTAACTACATATGATATTGAATACTTGTTTACAAAGATTCGTGGTAAATCAGTAGGTGAAACAACACGAGTTAAACTTAAATGTGAGACATGTGAAACAGAAAACGAGGTTGTTATACCGCTTGATGACATTAAAGTAGTTGGAGATGATGTAGACCCATTAATCGAACTACAACCTGGCATGCAACTTGAAATGAGGCATCCGTCATACTACGAATTAAAAAATGACGAACATATTCAATCAGGTGAAACAGCTGCGGCTACATTCGCAATGATTAGACATTGTCTAAAGAGTATAAAAACTGAAGATAGTCTCATAAACCTAAAAGATGAGTCTGTCAAAGAAGTAGACGAATTTATAGAAAGTATGAATACAGAACAATTTGAAAAGGTCAGGGAGTTTGTAGAAACTATCCCAGCCA